TAAAACTGCTTATGAAAAATACCAAGACGCTGAAACAACAGACGTTGGTCTTTTAATTGCAGGTTCAGGTGACGCAACACATATAGATAACTTAATTACAATCGCTGAGAAAAGAAAAGACGTAGTAGTTTTTGCTTCTCCAGAGAGAAGTGATGTAGTTAATGTATCAAATTCAAATACGCAAAAAGATAATGTTATAAATTTCTTTAATGGAATTTCTTCATCTTCTTATGTGTTCTTTGATAGTGGATACAAATATATGTACGATAGATATAATGATGTCTATAGATATGTTCCTTTAAACGGAGATATGGCTGGACTAGCGGCAAGAACCGATATGGTTGCTGACGCTTGGTATTCACCTGCCGGTTTAAATAGAGGTATCGTTAGAGGTGCAGTTAAACTAGCATTTAATCCAACACAAACACAAAGAGATGAATTATACAGAGCAAGAGTAAATCCTGTGACTACGTTCCCAGGACAAGGAACTGTATTATTCGGTGATAAAACTGGATTATCAAATCCTAGTGCATTTGATAGAGTTAATGTCAGAAGATTGTTCATAATTTTAGAAAAGGCAATTTCAACTGCTTCTAAAGTCCAACTATTTGAATTCAATGATGAATTCACTAGAGCTGGTTTTAGAAATATGGTAGAACCTTTTTTAAGAGAAGTACAAGGACGAAGAGGGATTACAGACTACCTAGTAGTTTGTGATGAAACTAACAACACAGGCGAAGTAATAGATAGAAATGAATTTGTAGCAGAAATTTTTGTAAAACCTGCTAGAAGTATCAACTTTATCTCATTGCAATTCGTTGCAACAAGAACAGGCGTTTCTTTTGAAGAAGTCGCAGGATAATTTAGGGGAGAAATAAAACAATGGCAAACATAAATGATTTCAAAGCTAAACTTTCAGGTGGCGGAGCAAGAAGTAACCAATATAAAGTGGTTATGCCTTTTCCTGGCTACGCTCAAGTTGGCGGAGAAATAGAAGACCTAGCATTTTTATGTCAAGGCGCTGAACTACCTGGTATGGCAATCACAACGATTGAAGTACCTTTTAGAGGCAGAGCAATAAAAATCGCTGGAGATAGAACAATAGCGGATTGGACTATCAAAGTAATAAATGATACCAATTTCAAATTGCGTAATGCATTTGAAAGATGGATGAACGGTATAAACAATATGACTGATAACGAGGGATTAACTAATCCAGTTGATTACCAAGTTGACGCATTTGTAGACCAGTTGGACAGAAACGGAAATACTATTAAGTCATACACTTTAAGAGGTGTATTTCCTTCAAGTATTAACGCAATTCCATTGGATTACACTGCTAAAAACGACTTATCAGAAACAAGTGTAACTTTAGCGTTCCAATACTTTGAAAGTAACACAACTACTTAAAAACTACTATAAATAGTAGTGATATTTTAAGGAGATAAATTATGGCTGAATTATTTGGATTTTCTATAACTCGGGTTAAAAAACCTACAGATCCAAAACAAGCATTTACACAACCACAAGCGGATGATGGAACACAAACCATCGCCGCTGGTGGGTACTATGGTCAATACTTGGATATGGAAGGTCAGACAAAGACTGAACAAGACCTTATCAGACGTTATAGAGAAATCGCTTTACACCCAGAATGTGATATGGCGATTGAAGATATTATAAACGAATCTATTGTTGCAAACGAAATGAAGGATGCAATTAGATTAAACCTAGATAACTTACCATTCGGTAAGGACGTTAGACGAAAAATAGAAGACGAGTTTAGAGAAGTTTTAAGATTAATGAACTTCCATACTAGAGGTCACGATATCTTTAGAAGATGGTACGTGGACGGTAGATTATATTATCATAAAGTAATTGATAGAGAATCTACAAGAAAAGGTATTACAGAATTAAGATACATAGACCCTAGAAAAATTAAAAAGATTAGAGAAGTAAGAAAGAAAAGACCAGACGGACCTACTCCATATGGTTTAAATGTTATTGATGATGTTAAAGAATACTTTTTATTTAATGAAAAGGGTGTAACTAATACAACATCAGGTGGAATTAAAATTGCTGTTGACGCAATAGCATTTTGTCCAAGTGGACTAATAGACCAAAACAAAAATATGGTCTTATCATATTTACATAAAGCAATTAAACCTGTTAATCAATTACGTATGATTGAGGATGCAAGTGTTATTTACAGAATAGCAAGAGCACCTGAAAGACGTATATTTAAAATTGATGTTGGTAATTTACCTAAAGTAAAAGCAGAACAATACTTACGTGATGTTATGGCAAGATATAGAAATAAACTTGTCTATGACGCAAGTACAGGTGAGATACGTGATGACAGAAACTATATGTCAATGCTTGAAGACTTTTGGTTACCAAGTAGAGAAGGTGGAAGAGGTACAGATATTACCACTTTACCAGGTGGTGCAAATTTAGGAGAGATGGCAGATTTAGAATACTTTAGAGCAAAACTTTATCGTTCTTTAAATGTTCCAGCTAGTAGATTAGAAGCGTCAAGTGGATTTAATTTAGGTCGTTCAACAGAAATAACAAGAGATGAACTTAAATTTACAAAATTTGTACAAAGATTAAGAAAGAAATTTACTGAAATATTTAACGATATATTAAGAACTCAATTAGTTTTAAAAGCCGTTATTACGGATGAAGATTGGTTAGTCATAAGGGATGTTCTCCAGTATGACTTTTTGCAAGATGGACACTTTGCTGAACTAAAAGATTCTGAAATGTTATTAGAAAGAATAAGACTTGCTAATGAAGTTAGAGATTATGTTGGAAAGTATTTTTCAGTAGAGTACGTAAGAAAAAAAATCTTACGTCAAAACAATAGGGAGATTGAAGATATTAATAATCAAATTAAAAAAGAAGTTAAAGATGGTGTTATTGCTGACCCTATGCAACAATATCAATCTAGTAAAGATACTATAGAAGGAGATATGTAATGGCAGACGCAAGTATTCCAAGTAAGACAGCGGAATTTATTGACAAATTGCAACAAGGTAAAAATGCAGACGCAGGAGAAGCGTTTAAGGATGCTTTAAGAGATAAAGTAGCAAGTGCTCTTGATAAACAAAGAGTAGATGTAGCAGCTAAAGTTTTTAAAGGTGTAGAACCTGAAAAATTTAGTGCTGATAAACCAGCGGTAACTGAACCTAGTGCAAGAACAGATAAAATTATGGACACAAGTGGAAACGAAATTGCTTTTGAACCGACTAAAGAGCCGGCTCCAACAGCACCAGAACCTGAAGCGCCAACTATGGCACCAGGTCACGAAACACCACCAGACGCAGGTGTATAGAAATGGATAACGAATATTTTTTTACAAGTAAAATATTTGAAGATACAAAGTATCTTGACTCTAAAACATATGGAGATTTATCTCCTAAAATGAAATTAGCAGTACAAGATACTTTTAAACTTATTGAAAGAACGTCTGGAGATATTGTAAGTAAATTTGAAAATTCAGTAGATAAAGTTGCTGAAGCAAGAAAAATAAATAAAGAAGAATTATATCAATACTTTGATGACGAAGTAAACGAACAATTAGGAGCATAAATGGCGTGGGTAGATGTACCAGGATCAAATAGTGTTTGGCAATATGAAAATACTGCCACAGGTTCTAATACCTATTCAAGTGCTCCTGGAACATATTCAGGTGGTATAAGAACTTATACTCAACCTGGAACTAGCGTAGCAACAAAAGTTTATGCTAGATGTAGAAAAAAAGGAACAACAGTAGAACGTGGCGAATTATCAAAAGATTTTTTTGACGCTACACACGTAGGATTCTAATATGGCAGATACAGTAGCAACACAAACAATAGCAGATACATCTGGAGTTAAATATGTTATAAAAATGACTAACTTTTCAGACGGTTCTGGAGAAACTAACGTACAAAAAATAGACGCTTCAGCGACTACTTTTATGAGTGAAGATGGTGAAAGACGTATAGCAAGAGTATATTATTCAGTTAATGTATCAGACGCAAAATCTGGTGTGGAATTAATATGGGACGGTGCTACAAATGCTACTGCTTTATTCCTTTCAGGACAAGGAACAATAGATTTAAGAACTGATGGAAACTCATTTAAAAATGACGCAACTACACCAACAGGTGATGTATTGTTAAGTACAAAGAACTTTGCTAAAGGCGATAACTACTCATTAATCGTTGAATTTAGATAAGAAATCTTATAAATAGTAAGAGAGAGAACTATGAAACTAATTACCGAAGAAGCATTTGACTCAAAATTTCTTATAGAAGAAATTGACGGCAAAAAACAATTTAAAATTAAAGGTGTCTTTTTACAAGCAGATATCAAAAATAGGAACGGCAGAGTCTATCCTAAAGAGATATTGCAGAAAGAAGTATCAAGATACAATAGAGAATTTATCAATAAAAGACGTGCATTTGGCGAGTTAGGACATCCTGATGGACCAGTTGTAAATCTTGAAAGAGTAAGTCATATGATAACGGACTTACATCCAGATGGATCAAATTTTGTTGGTGAAGCAAAAGTGATGGACACACCCTATGGTAAGATTGTTAAAAATCTTATCAACGAAGGTGCTCAATTAGGAGTATCTTCAAGAGGTATGGGATCACTAGTGCGTGGAAGAGGTGGCATTAATGAAGTAGGAAGAGATTTTTACTTAGCAACTGCCGCTGACATTGTAGCAGACCCAAGCGCTCCAGACGCTTTCGTAGAAGGCATTATGGAGAATAAAGAGTGGGTATGGGACAATGGAGTTATCAAAGAACGAGATATTGAAGAGTGGAAACAGTATATAAATGAAGCAAAAAGACTACGTTTAGCGGAAGCGAAGGCGGATGTGTTTAAAAAATTCATTGAAAAACTATAATCTTATAAATATCTATTAACAAAGAGAGAACTAATTTAAACGTTTAAATTAATTAAGGAGAGTTTTCAAATGGCTGAAACAGGAAAAATAGAAGCGTTAGAAGCAAAAGCAGTGCAAGAGGCGAATTCACCAAATGCACAAGCGGATGCTCCTAAAAAGAATGCTGTAGCGGCTGAACCTTCTCATATTGCTAAAATGAGTGAATATGAAGATTTAGGTAAGGCAGTAGTTAAACCTACAGACAGCAATCCAGACGCAACTAAAAAAGTTACAAAAGTTTCTGGACAAGCTCCTCAAAAACATCAAGGCGCTGCTGACGCAATGCCTAAATTGACTGGTAGCAATACCAAGTTGGAGAATAAAGAAACTAAAAAAGACGAAGACGGTAAAGAAATAAAAGAAGGCGACTTACCACCAGCACTTCAAAAAGCTATTGACGCTAAGAAAGACAAAGAAGACAAAAAAGATGTCAAAGAGTCTGACGAGAAAAAAGATGCTAAAAAAGATGACGCTGAAGTAAGAACAGAAGACGAAGACAAAGAAAAGAAAAAAGAGATTGACGTAAAAGAACACGTTGACGCTCTTATCGCTGGCGAAAAAGACTTAACCGAAGAGTTTAAGACTAAAGCTGCTACCATTTTTGAAGCAGCAATCAAATCTAAAGTAAAAGAGATTGCAGAAGAAATGGAAACAGATTATAATAACAAATTAGAGCAAGAAAGTTCTAAAGCAAAATCTGAATTAACTGAAAAAGTTGATTCTTACCTTGCATACGTTGTTGAAGAGTGGATGAAAGAAAACGAAATCGCTCTTGAAAGAGGTATCAAAGGGGAAATTGCTGAAGACTTTATTAATGGTTTGAAAAAATTATTTGAAGACCATTATATTGATGTTCCAGATGAAAAATATAACGTGCTTGAAGACCAAGCAGGTAAAATTGAAAAACTGGAAAAAGACCTCAATGAGCAAATAGAAAAAAATGTTGAGTTAAACAAGGAAGTTGGAACTAAAGTTAGAGATGAAATCAAAGCTAAAGTTTCTGAAGACCTTGCTGACACAGCAAAAGAAAAATTTGCTAAACTTGCTGAAGAAATTGAATACTCTAACGCAAAAGACTATCAGAAGAAATTAGAAACTGTTAAAGAATCTTATTTTGGTAAGAAAGTTGAAACGAAAGAGAATCTAGATGATGTGGCGGCAGATGGATCAGTTAATCCTGATTTATCAAATTCTATGGCTGCTTACAGCGCCGCTATAAGCAAAACTAAAGACATTAAGTTGTCTATTAAGTAAATATATAGGGAGATAAACACATATGTACTTATCTGAAACACACGAAAAAAAATGGCAGCCAGTACTAGAGCATCCTGATTTACCAAAAATTACTGATGCTTATAGACGTGCCGTTACTTCTGTGATATTAGAAAACCAAGAACGTGCTTCTAAAGAAGACAGCGCTTACTTGGCTGAAGCAGCTCCGACTAACGCAACAGGTAGTGCTGTTGCTAATTGGGATCCAATCCTAATTAGTTTAGTTAGAAGAGCTATGCCTAATCTAATAGCATACGACATTGCAGGAGTTCAACCAATGACAGGTCCTACAGGACTTATTTTCGCTATGAGAAGTAGATATACTTCACAAACTGGTGGCGAGTCATTCTTTGACGAAGCTGATACAGACTTTAGTGGTAGAAATGCTGCTGGATCATCTGTTGATGGTTTCTCGGAAAATGCTCACTCTGGTAGCAATCCAGGAGTCCTAAACGACGGTTCACCTGGAACTTATACAACTGGTGGTGCTATGACTACAGCGAAAGCTGAAGCATTAGGCGACGCTAGTGGTAATGCATTTGCTGAAATGGCTTTCTCAATTGAGAAATCTACGGTAACTGCTAAATCAAGAGCTCTTAAAGCTGAATACACTATGGAACTTGCTCAAGACTTAAAAGCAATCCACGGTTTAGACGCAGAAACAGAACTTGCAAACATCTTATCAGCTGAAATTTTAGCTGAAATCAATAGAGAAGTTGTAAGAACTATCTACATCAATTCAGAAAAAGGTGCTCAAACTGGTAACGTAACTACAGCGGGAATTTTTGACCTAGATACTGACTCAAACGGACGTTGGTCTGTTGAGAGATTCAAAGGTCTTATGTTCCAACTTGAAAGAGATGCTAATAGAATAGCACAAAGAACAAGACGTGGAAAAGGTAATATAATTATCTGCTCTTCTGACGTTGCTTCTGCTCTTCAAATGGCTGGAGTATTAGATTACACACCAGCTCTTAACAACAATCTAAATGTTGATGACACAGGTAATACTTTTGCAGGTGTTCTTAACGGTAGATTTAAAGTATACATAGACCCATACTCAGCAAACAGTAATGCTAAACAGTATTACGTTGTTGGATATAAAGGAACATCACCATACGACGCTGGTTTGTTCTATTGTCCTTATGTACCTTTACAAATGGTTAGAGCTGTTGGACAAGACACTTTCCAACCGAAAATCGGTTTTAAAACGAGATATGGCCTAGTTGCTAATCCGTTTGCTGAAACTGGTGCTCAGTCAGGTGCTGCTACAGCAGTAAATGACGCTGGAAGTGCTAACTCTAATAGATACTACCAAAAAGTTCAAGTTGCTAACTTGATGTAATATCATTGGTTAGAAACATTTTCTAACAGAATTAA